ATGTTCCTGAAGAACCACTGCTTCCTGATGTACCACTTGAACCTGATGTTCCTGAAGAACCACTTGAACCTGATGTTCCATCTGTTCCACTGCTACCGCTAGTTCCTGAAGAACCACTTGAACCTGATGTTCCTGAAGAACCTGAGCTACCTGAGGTACCATCGCTACCGCTAGTTCCTGATGAACCACTTGAACCTGATGTTCCTGAAGAACCCGATGTTCCTGAAGAACCCGATGTTCCTGAACTACCATCTGTTCCGCTAGTTCCTGACGAACCACTTGAACCTGATGTTCCTGAAGAACCTGATGTGCCTGAACTACCATCCGTTCCACTAGTTCCTGATGAACCACTTGAACCTGATGTTCCTGAAGAACCTGATGTGCCTGAACTACCATCCGTTCCACTAGTTCCTGACGAACCACTTGAACCTGATGTTCCTGAAGAACCCGATGTACCTGAACTACCATCCGTTCCACTAGTTCCTGATGAACCACTTGAACCGCTTTCTCCACTTGAACCTGAAGTTCCTGATGAACCGCTTGAACCACTATCTCCACTTGAACCTGAAGTTCCTGAAGAACCGCTTGAACCTGATGTTCCTGAAGAACCGCTTGAACCTCGTGCACCTACAAGACAAAGAGTAACTCCTGCTTGTGTTTTATAACCAGGATTTTGAGAATATGTAATAACCGCGACTAAAGCTCCAGTTGCAGCGGTATAACCGCTAATTAAAATATCTTCTATAACATTATCAGGAGCATATACACTCAATGTTTGTCCTGGTGCCCATGACATATTTGGATACGAAGGTCCATTGTAGGGCTGTTCTACAGCTTGAAAATAATAATCTCCAGCTAAGAATGGTGTACAAATTACCGCTGATGTTCCTGATGAACCTGAAGAACCACTTGTTCCTGATGAACCTGATGAACCGCTATCTCCACTTGAACCTGATGTTCCTGATGAACCACTTGAACCTGATGTTCCTGAAGAACCACTTGAACCGCTTTCTCCACTTGAACCGCTTTCTCCACTTGAACCTGAAGTTCCTGAAGAACCGCTTGAACCGCTTTCTCCACTTGAACCTGATGTTCCTGAAGAACCTGAGCTACCGCTAGTTCCTGAAGAACCACTTGAACCGCTTTCTCCACTTGAACCTGAAGTTCCTGATGAACCACTTGAACCGCTTTCTCCACTTGAACCTGATGTTCCTGAAGAACCACTTGAACCGCTATCACCACTTGAACCTGATGTTCCTGATGAACCACTTGAACCGCTTTCTCCACTTGAACCTGATGTTCCTGAAGAACCTGAGCTACCGCTAGTTCCTGAAGAACCACTTGAACCGCTTTCTCCACTTGAACCTGAAGTTCCTGAAGAACCACTTGAACCGCTTTCTCCACTTGAACCTGATGTTCCTGAAGAACCTGAGCTACCGCTAGTTCCTGATGAACCTGAGCTACCGCTTTCTCCACTTGAACCTGATGTTCCTGATGAACCACTTGAACCGCTTTCTCCACTTGAACCTGATGTTCCTGAAGAACCACTTGAACCGCTTTCTCCACTTGAACCTGAAGTTCCTGATGAACCTGAGCTACCGCTAGTTCCTGAAGAACCATCAATACCACTTATACCTGAACTACCACTAGTTCCTGAAGAACCGCTTGAACCACTATCTCCACTTGAACCTGATGTTCCCGATGAACCACTTGAACCTGAGCTTCCACTAGTACCTGAACTACCACTTGAACCCGATGTTCCAGTTCCACCCGTTATATTCACTAATACTGTAGTTCCTGAAATACTTGAAACTGTTGCACCACTAAATTGAATTTCTGTAACACCCGAAATTGAGGTTGTCCCATCGCTTATTGTTGTTAAACTAGATGAACCTGAAGTTCCCGAAGAGCCACTTGACCCTGACGTTCCTGAACTACCTGATGTTCCTGATGAACCGCTTGAACCTGATGTTCCCGAAGAGCCACTTGACCCTGACGTTCCTGATGAACCGCTTGAGCCAGATGTTCCTGAACTACCTGAAGTTCCACTTGTTCCTGAACCCCCTCCCCCTGAAGTTATTCCCGTAATAGAAATTGTACCACCTGTTGAATTAAATAAATCTAAAGTACTTGTGCCCGAATAATATGTTCCACCTGTAATTGTGACACCTTCAATAGTATCAACATCTCTAAAACCAACTTCTGTTGTCCCACTATTATAAACCAAAATTTGTGGTAAATCATTGTACGTGAAACCACTTTTTACGTAGAATTTTCCATCTACTATAAGACCATTTTTAACTTTAAATTCGTGAGCCATTTTTATTTTTTATATAAATATTTTTAATTTTTAACTTGTTACCACATTTATTGTAGTTCCTGAAACAAATGCCGTTGATGCCGATTGAATCATTTGTGCTGGGCTCACAATTTCAAGTAATAAGTATCCATTAGGGGCGATATTATATCTATTAGAGGCTCCTGAATAAATTACGGTATTAATTCCTTGACTTATTGTCATTGTTCCACCTGTTGCGTCTAATCCTTGGAATTGGGTTAAATAACTTGTTCCAAGTGTTGTTCCTGTATTAAAGTATAATCCCAGTGTTGCTCCTGTGTAATTTGGATTATAAGTTGTTATAGGGACTCCTGTGTTAAAAAATAAGGCATTACCATTTGCTGTAGGTTCTGCAGGTGATGTATCACCTTCAGGTTCATAAAATAACCATCCATTTAGTCCCGCATTTGTAGGTGTAGGAGTTGGTGTTGGTGTCTCACCAATAGGCGTTCCTGTTGGAGTCACCGTTGGTGTATTAGTAGGAGTTGGTGTATTAGTCGGAGTTACCGTAGGAGTTGGTGGTGGAATAACATTTAAGTTAATTGAACCTCCACTATATGTCCAAGTATACGTTACTGCAGAAAATCCAAAGTCTGTTGATATTGTTTTATTATTATATGTTGATACACCATTTAAAGGTGAATTAGATGTATATCCTGATGGTACATAAACTAACCTGGAAACATTTTGACCTTCAAATCCAAACGCATCTCCACTGAATGAATTGGCAAAATTAGTCTTATTGTTAGGACCAAACCTTCTTGGGCCTGATATTTGAGAGTATGCATCATAATCTCCATCCGCCACAAGTAATGTTGCTGTGTTTTCGACTATCCAAGCATTATCAAATTGAGTGTATTGAAACGTTAAGAATGATGTGTTAACACTTCCACTTCCTGATATAACTACATCAGAACCTACTTGTTGTACTGTAAAATTTAATACTGCTGAAGGTAAAGCTGTTCCTGTTGGTGTTTGTGTATTTGTTACGGTTGGTGTTGGTGTAATCGTAGGAGTTGGTGTATTTGTTGATGTTGGCGTATTAGTAGGAGTTACCGTTTGGGTATTAGTAGGAGTTACCGTTGGTGTGTTGGTAGGTGTTGTAGTTGTCGTAGGTGTTGGTGTCGGTAATGAACCACATGGTCCAATTAAATTAGCAACAATATCAACATTTCCACCATTGTAGAATGAACCACATTGAGCACAGAATGTATAACCTGGTACTTGGTTATCGCCAGTAAATTCATGTGACATTGGATTACCATAGTAATCATTCCATGTAATTGTATATGAAGGAGGTGCCGTAAATCCACCACCTGTATATCCTAATGTATATGAACAACCATACGCATAAGGTGTTGAGCTAGGTGTTGGAGTATTGGTTGGTGTTACTGTTGGTGTTGGCGTATTAGTAGGTGTAACCGTTTTGGTTGGTGTATTAGTTGGTGTTACCGTTGGTGTCGCTGTTGGTGCTGGTGTTGCTGATGGTGCTGGGTTCACAAAAGTTGAACCAACAGTATTTTTAACATAATTCAACTGCCAATCATTGCTTGGGAAGGTTCCCAAAAATCTAATTAAACCTGAATTAATATCAGCACTTAAAACAACATCATCAGTATAACCCAAATCTAAGGTACATACTTCAGTCCAATCTACATTTGTTCTATCGGTTATGATTGTAAATGTTCCCGCTCTGTAATTGGTGTCATTATTTGTTAAAATATAATTATAAAAAACACCTGTAACCCCACTCGTAGGTTCGGTATCAATAACTCTTAATCCTGTATCTAAATTTGAGGCTTCACCATAACTAATATGGTCCAAAATTGTAAATCCTGAAATATTAACAGTTCCACCCGTTGAATCATATAATACAAGTGTTGAGCCGCTTAAGGTTCCACCTGTGGTATAAACATCCGTAAATCCTGAAATATTAACAGAAGATGCGTCACTACTATTAATTGTTAATGTACCTGTATTTTTGTTAAAAGTTCCACCTGTAACTGTGGTTCCACCTCCACCACCTGATGTAAATCCAGTGATTGAAATTGTTCCACCAGTGTTGTTGAATAAATTTAATGTTGTTGTTCCTGAGTTATATGTTCCACCTGTGATTTGAACCCCACCACCTCTATAAATTTTCCAATTGGCATTTGCGGCTGTTGCTCCTGAAAGACTTTCAATTGTTGAACCTGTCCAAGCAGCTATTAAAGCCTGTCCCGCTGGTCTTTCAACACCTGAAACTCGGTTAAATACTGTGTACGTTGTACTAGCGGTAGTTACTACATTTGAAACAGCGACAGCATTATTCCATAAAGTTTCATAATTAGCAATTTGATATTGATATGTTGTGTCAGTTTCATATACATAAACCAACATTCCAATTCTTCTTCTACCTGAAGAAATTGCATCTGAATTTAATGTTATTCTATCTGAAACCGCCCCTGAGGTTCTTTTAAAAAAAGTTACAGGAATTGTATTTCCAGAATTTTGAATTGTTCCTGTTCCACCAAAAGTTTGAAAATTTAAATCGGAAATATTCCAAACTTCCATGTATCCACCTACTGATGATACACTAAAATTTGTTCCAAATGTATCAGTAAGTAAAACTGAATCAGGTCCTGAAAGTTGTATTGCTGATATGGGGTTTTTATACGGAAATGCCATTCTATCTTTATATTAGTTTTTTTTTAGATTAAAGTTCCACCTCTGAAATAATTATTTGTTGTATCAAAAACACCAGGTGCACCCACGTTCCAATTTGAACTATTAGTGTATATACGATAAGTTGTGTTTACAAAATTTGACCCACTATACACAATATTCTGAGCTCTAGTATCCGGGTCGGTATTTGTAAGAGTAAGTGATGACGCATTACCATTATAATTAATACCTACTTTTTCATATGTTTGATTATTTGTCATAGATAGTGGCGCTAATACAACATACCAAATATTACCTCTAACAGTATTTGCTGGTACTTCGGTTGTTAAAAATTTATAGGCTTCAATTGAATTTCCAAATGAGTCTACTCCCCCACTTGTTTGTGGTATAGTTATTTTAAATGTTCCATTTAAATTATTTGTTGTACCTGTTTTGAATCCCGGCCAATCTATCCAATGTTTAAAGGCGTCAACTTGGGCAGGGTCCGACAAAGTTGGTAATCCGCTAGTTTGGAATCCTAACCATGAAAGAGGATTGTACGCCAACATATATGAAGTAATATCAGTATTAACATTACCACTATCTAAAGCATCATCAGCTGATTCCATAAATAACAACGCTTGTAATGGTGGCGGAGTTGTTGATGGTGTTGGCGTATTAGTTGGTGTCACGGTATTGGTTGGTGTCACGGTATTGGTCGGTGTCACGGTATTAGTTGGTGTTTGAGTTGTTGTTGGAGTTTGAGTGTTAGTCGGTGTGTTAGTTGGTGTATTAGTTGGAGTTTCAGTTGGTGTTACAGTATTAGTTGGCGTATTAGTTGGCGTATTAGTTGGTGTCTTAGTTGGTGTAACCGTTGGCGTATTAGTTGGGGTTTCAGTAGGTGTTACAGTATTGGTTGGCGTATTAGTTGGCGTATTAGTTGGTGTCTTAGTTGGTGTTACAGTATTAGTTGGAGTAACCGTATTGGTTGGAGTAACGGTATTGGTAGGTGTATTAGTTGGTGTAACCGTATTGGTTGGTGTAACTGTTTTAGTAGGGGTAACCGTATTAGTCGGAGTAACAGTGTTAGTAGGCGTTACGGTATTGGTTGGTGTGTTAGTTGGCGTTACCGTGTTAGTTGGTGTTACCGTATTGGTTGGCGTAACTGTGTTAGTAGGTGTTACCGTATTGGTTGGCGTAACTGTATTAGTTGGCGTAACTGTATTAGTTGGTGTTACCGTATTAGTTGGTGTTACCGTATTGGTCGGTGTTACCGTATTGGTCGGAGTAACTGTATTGGTAGGTGTTACCGTATTAGTAGGCGTTACCGTATTAGTAGGCGTTACCGTATTGGTAGGCGTTACCGTATTGGTAGGTGTTACCGTATTGGTTGGCGTAACTGTATTAGTAGGTGTAGGAGTGCTTGTTGCTCCCGAGGCTGGTGTAACGGTTGGTGTTGGAGTTGGTGTTGGAGTTGGTGTAACGGTTGGTGTTGGAGTTGGTGTTTCACATCCTGTTTGGTCGTCGTTGTATAATAAAATGCTTTGACCTGCAACCATATTAACTCTTGTAACACCTGATACTATAGGTGTTCCTGATGTTGAACCTGAATAAATACTGAATGGTCCTACCGCATTAGATTGATTAGAAATTCTTACTATATATGTTTGAGCACATGATGAAAAACTTACTTGTGATTCAACGGTTAAGTCTGAACACCCTGGTGCGTTATTTACAATATAAATGGAAACAGTATCTAAAGATGGCATAATTATTATCTTGGTTAATACATAAATACAATTAAAATCAGTTTAATATTGTGGAACAATTTATTTTTTTAAATTGTTTCAATGTATGGAGCGAACCCACATGTTAAATCAGGTTCAACAACAACACAAAATGTGCACTCAGCAGTATTAATTATGACTTGGAAACTACAAGTTAAGTCACATGTTAATATTTTTTTAATCACACAATTATTAGCGTCAATCATCTTAATCATGATTTGTGGTGCCAAATTAAATAAACTTGGTAGTATAAAAATTGGGTCAGGTGAATCAGTTGATACTGACCCTAATAAAGAACAATTATTTTCATATATATCACAAACGTAAAAATTATACGGTGACGTTCCTGTTATTGACTGTATGGTTAATCTTGATGACATTATGTTTGACAATTAATACTATAATTAATACTTAACCCCATGATAAATTCAGAATTACTTAATGTGTTTTGACTACCATTACAATAAGATTTTATTTCAACTGTATTTGTTGATGGATTAACGGTATAACTTCCAACACCTGTGATTCCTGATAATATACCTTCCAACGCATCCACCCATTCTGATTCAGTTGGTACATCAGTTAATGTTGTTCCTGTATAAAAATTTTGTTCATATGTGTTACCACTAATCTCAATGGTTGCAACATATGTAACCGCTGATAAAACACAATTAGTATTGCCTGTGGTTAAATCGTAAAACCCTTCATTAACCATTGTCTCAAAATCTCTTTTGTTATTAACTGTGGTTGTAAATCCATTACTAATAATTGGTATAACTTGGTAGTTACTGATAAAAGGTGTACATGGAACAACAACACTTCTTGTTAAAACACAATTACTTGAATCTAAAATTGTTAAACCATATGTTCCACCTGTTAAATTTGAAATACTTGGTCCTGATTCACTAATTGGAACATTGTCTGACCATTGATATGTAAATGGTGGTGTACCTGAAAAAACACTTACATTAATAGTACCACCTGAGTTACTATCACCACAACTAGTACTACTCATTCCAAAGTCCAATGAATTAGAAACACTGATTGAAAATGATTTATAAACAGAGCAGTTGTCTGCGTCTCTTACTTGTAATGTATAACTACCTGAAGATAATCCATTAAATGTAACCGCTGATTGTGGTACATCAATGTATTGAATTACAGGTACATTATTTTTAGTTAAAATCATATCTAACACACCTGTATATCCAGTACCAACTTGTAATTGACATGAACCATTATTTTGTCCACATGTTGTACCTGAAAGTATTGTTGTTAAACTAAATTTGTCTGTTGTATATAAAGTAACATCTTGTGTAAATACACAACCATTAGTATTGGTAATAATTACAGTATAATCACCCGAATCTAAATCGTTATAATTTTGAGTTGTTAAATTTGTTGTAAAAGATTCGGTACTTGAATCAGGTTTAACTAACGTATATGTAAACGGTCCATTACCAACAACATTAATACTAATTGTTCCGCCACTTGCTGAACATGTTGAATTTTGTGTTCCAATAGATAATACTGAAAATCCTGCATCGGCTTGTAAATATGTACTACCAACTACTGAACATAATGTTGAGTCGGTAACAGTAAAAATTGCAGTTCCTGGCGTAAATCCAGTAAATGTTAGATTGGTCGCATAACTAATTAAAGTTGTTCCATTACTACCTGAATAAAAATATGGACCAGTTCCACCTGTAATAATTAAATTAACGGAACCATCTGCCGCAAAACAACTTGGGCTAACTGTTTGGAAAGATACTATTTGTAATGGGTCAGCTTTTTTAACTTCAACCGCTTTGGTTACACTACACCCTTCAGAATCAGTTACGGTAACACTGTAAGTTGATGCTGTTAATCCTGTTATTGTTGTTCCTGTTGAACCATTACTCCAAAGGTATGTAAATGGTACTGAACCCGTTAATCCTGTAATTTGTAATTTACCTGTTGCCCCAAAACAATTTGTATCATTTACAATAAAAAATCCATAATCAACAGGTGTTGATGAATTTACAATTACAGATTCTGAATACCCTGAACAACCTCCATAATCTTCATAATATGTTCTATAAACGCCAGGCGCTAAATTTATAAAAGAAACATCACCTGTTGTTGTAATTGCAGATTGGATTAATGTACTACCTGAATAAATGTTAACAGTAATTGGGTACGCTGTAGACGCACCGCTGATAGTTACCACCCCATTATTTTGTCCACAAGTTGTTGCACTAACAGAACTTACACTTAAACAACCACCGCTTGACACAATTATGTTAATATAGAATTCATTATTAACATCACCCAAAGAGTCATTAGCTCTTACAATGTAAACACCGGCATCTAATCCTGTTTTATAGTCACCTGTTCCAATATTTGGATTTACCCAATCAATTGTATATGGTTCAACACCTCCCGAAAGAGATATATAGATAGCACCACTACCATTACTTGTACAATCGCCCGTTACTGAAAACTCATACTGAAAATTTGCCATTATCCACAAGAAATATTTGCGTTTATCCCTATATTAAGAGTGAGTGTTTTGTTTTTAAATAATTCCATACAACCTGAGTTTGATATTATAATTCTTTCTGAATTAACATTATAGTTTAATCCATATTGGTAAATAGTTGATAGGTAAGTATCCAATCCGTCAATCCATTGTTGTTCTGTTGGTACCCCTGTTATTCCGTACCCAGTAAAGAATGGTTGTTGTACTAATATTGTACTATCTAATCTTAAATCAATATACCAAACAGATGTAATTGAGTTAAGGTCACAGTTTTGTAATTGATATCCTTGTGAAGCTACAACACCATTTAACGCAGTATACAACGCATCTGAGAAAGATTCAATTGTTGAGCTTGTTCCACTCCAAGGAATTGTTGCCCCTGATATTGTTTCATCAATACAATCGTAAGCATATAGAACACCGTTTGCTGTACAAGGTACACATGGTACCGCAATGAACTGACAACCTCTTTGTTTTCTATAAACATATTTTTGTCTGTGGAAGGCTGAGTTTTCGTATTTAATTCCACCATTCCAAATGGTTGATGAAGGAATTACTTGTTCCACCAATTTTGTCCAATAACTACCAAGTCCAATTGAATAGTCAATCATTTTTTGGTAAGTGTATTTTGATGTGTCAACACCCGCTAGTTCTAATGACTGTAAATAATTCCAATACACTAATTGAAGTGTTGGGTATCCTGAAGATTTTCCATCGTTTGTGAACCATCTGTTTCTAACATTAATCATGTTATGGTAGAATGATTGGGCGAACTCGGCAAATGTCTTTGTTTGTGGCTGTGGATTTATAACCGTCCAATCAATATTACCAGGTGATGGATATGGTGTTGTTAATCCTGTATATGGAATTGGGTAATCATATTCATTTGATTGTGACCAAACATCATAAGTAATACCTTGTCCAACATTTAAAAATAAATCAACATTTTTAACGTTTAACACTAAACTATTATCAAGTTCAGTTTGTACTCCACCAGCTAAAGATTTTTGGTTATCTTTATTAGCACTAATATTAAATCCTAAACTACCCATATTTGGGAAGTTTCTGTATCTTTGTAAAAATTGTTGTCCAAATGACGGAGCTAATTGTGTCACTTGTGTATTTGGGCTTGTTCCTGTAAATGTTAAAGTTGAAACTTGAACTACGTTTTCACTAACGTGAAATGAATTTTGTTCGTACCAACCTTGTCCTTGTTGAAAAAAGAAATTTGTTGTTTGGTCAGGTGTCTTAGGGTATCCATCAATGTTAATTGGATAGTCGGTAATTGAAAAATCAGATACAGATGACGCTAAGTTTGTTGTGAACGCACTAAATGTCTGTCCTTTAATTTTATATTCTGAACCAGGTAAATAACCAGGTAATTGTTGTAAATATGTTCCACCCGAAATTTGAACATATTGTGTTATGAAATCCACATATTTTAATTTCCTGTCTGCGGTGTATATTGTTTCATTGAATTCAACTAAAGCGTCGGGTGCTCCAACTGTTCTCATTAAAAATTCAACAGACTGTCTTGTACCTTTTGAACGGAATAAATTTGATGCGTTTAATATTAATCTTCTATAATATTCAAAGTTTAATTCTGATGGTGTTTGGTCTCTTGTCCAACCTTCATAAATTGATTTGTTTTTAACACCATAAATTGCAGTTAAAAAATCCTCATTAGTTATTGGTGAAATACCAGTGTCCCAACCCAAAGTTTTGGCCAAATAAACCAACAATGCAGATGGTATATCATTTTCAGGAACATAACCCACTGATGTCATTGTTGCCAATGAATCAATAAAAACTTTTGTTTCATCAAAACTTCTACCGTATATTTGTAATACTTTATCTACCTTTTGGTCTTTTGTATCAAATTCGTGAAAAGCATCTGTGGTTAAAAATCTGCTAATTAAATTTGTTTTAAAAGTATCAAGTTGTTCACCATATGAACTCAATGTTTCTAAGTAAGCTTCATAGGCAGTTGTTAGGATATCTAAATTCCAAACACCCAATAACGGCCAAGTTAAAAATACATATGATGTATAAAAAGTTCCATCATCAGTTTGTTTTGGAAGTTTAAATTGTGCCGTATATTTTGGAACAATAAATCTATTTAATAAGAATTTTTCAACAGCATCAAAATCATTTTCAAAAACCATTTCGGTTTTCATTTTGTTTGGTCTCATTACCAAAGTGTTTGTTGTTGTATTAACATTTGAAAAAGGATTACCACTAACAATAACTGATATTGTACCAGCACTTATTGATGTTGATGGTGTGAATAAAAGGAATTGGTATTCAGTTGAGCCAGTTCCAATAAATAAAGAATAATCTTTATAGTAACTTGTCATATCTCTTAATGGACTAACAGGTGTTGGTCTAAGAGCGATATTTCTTGCCGCGTTTTGTGAAAAATCAATATCAAAAATATTTTTAATCCTTGATACGTCAACATCAAAACTTGTCGTATTTTCGTTTTGATTATAAACTATATTTGTTGCCGTATTTGCGGTACTGTAATCAAAATAAACTTCATCAACTTCAATCGCCGCTGGAAAGAAATTAATAATTTGTGTTACCGATGCTGAAAATCTTTTGGTTAGTGAACCGTATAATGTAAAATTGGTTACCTCAGTTAAATCATATGATGGATAAACTTTTAGGTCAACCGATAATGCCTTTTTCGCTTCTTCAATATCAACATTTAAATCACTTAAAGTAATTGGATTTGAAAAAACACCCGATTGATAATCTTTATCAATTTTTTCAACAACTCCGTAATTCCAAATAAAATTGGTATTTGTTAATCCACCACCTTGCGTAGTCTGAAATCCAACTAAATCTTCGTTGGGACTAATAAAACCGGCGCCGGTATTTGGGACTACTATTTTAGCCATTATGGTATGATGTTGTCAAAACTAACACTAAAGTCAATGTTATTGTTTCTATCTTGACGAACCTCATATAATAAGTCGTTAAAGTCACTTCTGATTTCAAACAAGTTGTATTGTTTGTAAATTCTATTATCTGAGTCGTAGATAGTGTATAATCCAGTATCAATTGCTTTGGTCTGATTACCATAAAGAGCGATTGCAACACTGTTTAAGTCGTATTCCGCCATTTCAATTTCAACTGTGAATGGGTTAAAGAATGTATTTGTTAAAACAACTTGTTGTCCTGGCTGTCCAATGTAAGGAACTGCGTTTGGATTGTTTGACGGTGCACTTGAAGGTGATACCGTTGCAAACACTAAGTTTCTTGCACTTGGTGAATCAATGTATCTATATCTAACAGAGTTTGTGTTACCCGCCGCAGGGTTACTAACGACAGTATCAACAAAAAATGATGAAGTTATAATTCTATAAAAATTTGGTATCTTTGTACCATCTGTGTTTAAATATTCAATACGATATCCAACCAATCCTTGAGACACAAATCTATTTCTAAAGGCTGAAGGTACGTTGTTTGTATCCACCACAACACCTTTAACACTTGGTAATGCTGATAAAACACCGCAATCAGTTAATGTTGTTCTGATTTGTGCCGGTCTAATCATTAAAGTGTAGATACCAATTTTATTAAATTCAGTTGCTGGTAGTTTTAAATTATAAAGACCCCCCAATATTTCATTTGTATTACCACCTGTACTTGCGTTATTAAAATACGGTGTTAATATCTGAGATGAGTTAAGTTTTTTAATTATTGGTGTTGACGTAAAATCTCTTGACGGTGTATACACCATGATGATTTCTACATCTTCAGGTGCCATGTCGGCTGGGCGAGTTATACCATATGTTCCTAGTGCCATTTTATTGTTGTATTAATTTATTTGATTTTTTTAAATTTTCAATTTTCCATAAAGGTCTTAAATTGGTATAATAATTTAATTTGTAAATTTCTTTTTGATTCTTACCATAACTAATTGGTATTATGTGGTCAATATGCCATTCACCATAATTATCCCAACACATCCCATTTTGGAATTGTTTTTGGATATGTTGTTTAAACTTATCAATATCAACACCTAAACAGTCTAATGTATTTTTAGTTTTATTTTTGACAATATTACATAATCTAGCACGTAAGTTTCCAATTAACCTAAAATTTAAATCTTTTTTTCTTCTATTTTTTTGATATTCACTGACATATTTTGGATTTTTTTTACGGTATTCAATTGAATAATTTTTATTTTTTTCTTTGTTTTTACTATCGTATTCTTTTTTATTTCTTGATTGGCACTCCCTACAATAACTTCTTTTACCAAATTTACCTTTTTCTTGGTTATTAAATTCGGTTAAATTCTTAACTATATTACACACACTACAAGATTTCATATTAATAAATACTATAAATCAAAAAATCATTATTGTTCAGTCAGTTTAAAATATCCATATCCGTATTTTATAAGGTCCCCAAGATTGTCTACTTCACCCAATCTAAGTAAACTTTCCGTACCTGATAATTTTCCTCTATTAATGAAAACATTTGATTGTATTTCTGTCGCGTTTACCATACCAATTAATATTTCTTCTTTAACAATTGGTACTGGTGTTATATTGTTTTCGGTTAATCCTGATGAGTTTGCAATGAATAATGTATACCCTTGTGGGAAGTCATAGTATAAAGTATTCAAATACGTATAACCTGTATAATCAGGTCCCAAGTTTTTTACATATCCTACAATTTCACCTTTTTGAATTACGGGCGCTCCTTCAATATAAGGATTTGGACCATATTGTTTTAATTGTGTTATTTTTGAACTTGTAAATCCTGATACCAAAAATGGTATTGTTGTGTAATTTGAAGATATTTGCGCTTGAATATTGTTTTCACTGTCTCCTGTGAATATCCATTTATACGAAACTGGTGTTCCTGACCAATATCCATCACGAGGAACAAAATAATATTCTCCCTCAGGATTATCAAAACTTATTTCAGTATATGGCATTGTTATATTTTTTGTGGTAACTGTTGTACCCCAAGCTGCGGTTCCACTTAATCTAACTTCATATGTTTTTGGTGTACCACTTGTAAGTGGTGGATAATCATGTGATGTGTAATCAGGATATTTTTTTATAATTGTTTCTGTTGGTTGGTTGTCACCCCAATCAACGGTATATGTTATATCTTGAGCCAATACTTCTGATGTATTATAAAGATATAAAGTATATGCTGAGTTTCCCGTTACGCCACTATAAATAAAATTATTATTAATATCTTTTTGATATATCGCACCATCAAAACCTGAGTAATATCCAATGTCTTTATATGTTTGTTTAAACATAATAGGAATTGTTAAACCAGTTAACACTGATGCCCCATTGGTTCCACCCGATAATAAATAAGTTAATCCCGTCCAAGCAGGTTCACCTCTACCACCCCCGTCAGGATATGGAACATAGACATCAACTTTGGCTGATTCTAAAAATTCTTGTGATACTACTATATTATATTGTTCTGTGTTCATGGATTAACATATTCATACCATTTAATAGGGTTATAATCAGTACCTACTTTGGTCAATGGATTTAGTTCATTACCTAAAAATACCTCATAGGTATAATCATCGTAATTCAAGTTAAGTGTATAGTAAAAATACGTTTCTTGTGAAAAGTTAAATTTATTATCTATTGTACCTTGTGGTGAATTCATCATTCTTTTAAATCCACCAATGCTTGCATCATAAAATTTTGCAGACATATATAAGGTGTTAATTTCAGGATTAAAAAATTCAGGTGATTTTAACCAATAAACAAAATAACCTTCCTTGTCACCAGTAAAGTTTAATTGATATTCAGGTTTTCTAATTTGAACGGTGTTTTGTCCAATTACTGCTGACGTTGTTAAACCTTGTTGTGTTGGAATTATAATTGTTAATAAATTTTGTTGTGATGTACTTTTTTTAGAATCATAAAAATCTAATTTGAAATATGATTTTGAAAAAACATCTTCATTATAATAAATTTGTCTACTTGTAAATCCGTTTGCCCTATAATCGGTAACCCATGCCGTATTTGTTGTTGTTGCTGTTATTGATGAATCAGTTGTTGCCGAATAAAAATAAAAATCATAATGGGTACTAGTTTTTGGGTCAACATTGATAATCTGAGGAGCCCAACGTGCATGTGAATATCTTATGGTTTCAAAGTTATCAATTGGGTTAACAGCTTTTTGAACAATTTCATTTTCAAAAACATCAATACTTTCATTTACACCATTTAAATCCCATGTTGTTAAGATGGGTGTCTGTAACGCCAAATCAATATCTGTATTTGCGTTTTGAAGGGGGTTATATCTTAGTCTAAAATTATTCACACAAATCTTTGATTGGTTGAGCGGTTACCGCAACTGATTGGTTTATGTTACTAAATGGTGTTGATTGCAAGAACAATATTTGTGAAAACGGATAATGCGCATCATTTAAAAACGGATAATCAACACCGTTTCCATTTTCAAAAACACCATACTCCAAAATTGTTCTCCATAGCCAAGTATTACGGTTTTGTGAGAAATATGCCCATGATGGTCTTGTATTCACATTTTGACCTACGGCACCTGTCACTGAATCAGCAAAATCCCTTAACTTAACAGGATTGTGTGGTGTATAAAAATAACCAGGTGGATTATTACTTGTGAACATTTGAGTCTGATATAATGTATCATTAAAGGTTATCTTATGTTTACAATTGGATATAACATATTCCATCTGCTCAATGTCATTATATTCACAAAAATCACCTGATAAAACATCATCAATTTTTAAAGGTTGATTATAATAAAATGTATATGTATTACCGTTTGACACTTTATTATATGAACTAATTGGTATTTCAACCAAGTTTTTATTGTTGTTTGTTTCCCACCAATCATCCAAACTATCTGAATGAAAATTAAATGACCAACCTTTTTGTAATCCATATTTATCAGTAATGGTTGGTTTTGGTTTATTAAACCACCCATAATATCCTTTATTAACAATTGTTACAAATACGTCAGTAATTGGTTTCATATTGTTATCAACCATTGTATCAATATTTAAATCTTTTTTAAACGTAAAACTATATGACTGTGAGTTTTCTTTAATAGAAACTCTTTGTTGTAAATTTGGTGTTAGTGCCGAATATTCAATTTTTTGCTGATTTGAAAATGGTACATGTTCAAATCCCATTTTGGAAACATCTGATTCATTTTCATTGGTTAAGATTTTATGTAATCTAATATAATATCTTGATTTACTTTCACCTGAATTTGAAATGTCACCAATTCTTTTAAATGTACCTGACACCCCATTTACAAATGTGGTTCCTGTATAACCAGGATTGATGAATGAAAAACTTGTGTTTTCATTATCATATCCTTGTTCACCCAATACATCAACCCTAAATAAACGATTACCATTGTAGTTGATTGATAATTCAACATATTGATATGTTCTTAAGTTGTGATTACCAGCACATCTGAAAGTAATATAGTTAACACCTTTCTGAACGGTATTAATAATTGTAAAAGGTATCCCTTCTTCGGCAATAAATGTTAATGGTGTACCATTAATTTGTTTATCAACATATGACATTTTTTGTTTGGTGTCAGATGAAAATGGATAACTTAAGTAAACCCCCCAATTATATGTTGAAGCACTTTGTGGTTGTAAAACATTGTGAGGATTTTCAACATCGTTTCTAATAAAATTAAATTCATTATACTGTGGAAGTCCTCCCCACTTTAAACCAAATGTATCAGGAACTCTTTCAAAATTGTTAAATAAAATTTGATTGTTTTGGACAACAGATAATGGATTTGTTAGATATAAGAAATTTTTATACCCATCATAATCAGTTGTCCCTGAAATAATATTTGAAAATATGTTTGATATTTTTCCACCAATTCTAAATGTTGTTGACGCTTGTCTTTCAACTTCAGTTTGTTCCGCAGCGTTAATATTTCTACTTCTATCTGAATCTATTAATTGTTTTCGGTCACCAACAAATTCAACAGGTAAAGATATTAACCTTTCAGAGGCACCTTTGTATCTAAGGTTACCTTTAATAATTGTTATATCGTTTTGAATGTTACCCATTATATATTAATTAGATTTTTAGTTACAAATATGTCAAAGGCAGTCTTACCTTTTTTCAATCCAAAATAGAAATGATAAGGTGCTCCAACCACAACTCTATTACCTGCGTTTATTGGAGGTGTTGTGTATCCTGTGTATGTAAAACCTGTTACATTACCACTAACATCTTTTAAAGGTATTGAGTTATAAATATAACCAGGTCTTTGTACTGTTGGGTGTTTTACCTCACTTGCAAAATATGTACTATCATTTAACCTATCAATTCCTTGATACGGTGTGATGTAAAAGTCTGAAGGTGATGTTAACCAATTGTTTAGTTCACCACCAAAGATACTTGGTGATTTTGCATCACCTTGTCTAATTTCCCATTTATACATTGGTACTTGTTGTGTTTTATGTCCAAATGTGTTGTAACCAAATTTTGTTGATGTGTCTATAAATATTTCACGACCAGGTGAAATATAATCTCTGGTTACCGTATCAGAACTAAAGAACACACCAACAACAGGTTTTGGAGTTGCTCCGTAAAATAAATTCTGTTGACTATATGATTCAGGTGAAAAAGGTACAACACCTATTTCATTGTTAATACTGTTCAATTGTGCAAAATCACCATCAATTTTTTGTGCTGGTCTACTAAATAACTCGCTAATTGATGAATCACCCAAACTTAAAAGTCTTTCTAAGAAACTTGCGTTGGTTAATCTACTTACAATAAAAAATTGTATCAAGTCACTAATTCCTTGGAAGGATGTTGCCTTTAATGTGTCTAAGACATATCCTTGAAATTCAGGTTGAGCACAAACATTTTTAATAATATTGTCTTTTGGTCCTAAATCTACAATCGTTGTCGGATTACCTAAAAAGTATTGATTGCCAAAATTATCGGTAACTTGAGTATTTCTCATTCCAACAAAGTTGCCATTGTTTTCATTGAATGGTGATGAACGATAAAAGAATGAATTGTTTTCTTCTTTGAATACAATCTTTTGTTTACAATAAACATAGGTTGGGTTTGTAACTTCAATACCTGGGTATATCTTGTCATTTTGGAACCCTGGCATATATAAAACACCATTAATCCAATTGTTTGTAAATGTCATACCAAACACATTTCTACAAATTGCAAAACCCATTAAGAATCTTGATTTCCATTCTGCAAATGATTTTAAATCAGCACTGATTGCCAAATCTTTGGCAACTAAAGTATAACACCCATTTGTTATAATTGGGTATTCGGTATCACCATCAGTATAATAAACAGAATCTTCTTTTGGTTTAAGTGTCATTTGATTTGGTGGTGTTTGTTGGTAAGCCCCTAAAGGAACAATTGTATTACAACTAAAACTACTCATAACTGATGTTGTTCCTGAACCGTAAGCATTTTCAAAATCAACAGCACTATTTGTCGTATAATCAGAGTTTGAAGTTACGCTACCTTCAATTTCAGATGAAACTCCATCATCCGAAACAACATAAACAGAAAAAGCCTTATTTTGCGCAAAAACAAATCTATCATCAAATGAGCTTGAACGTGGTAATCTATCCGACCTCATGATAATTTTAGTACTTGTTGACATATCAAGAGTAATGCCCGTTGAATAAACATTTGTACTGTAGGTTACGGAACCAGCACCACATTGTCCTAAAAAGTTGTTTGTGCCTTCTTTAGAACATTTTCTAGTCATTAATCCACCACCTTCAACATATTCATTAGTATAATATCCATTAGGACCTGATACATAGGTATTTGGTCCCACCCAAAATCCTGATGGTACATTAGTTCCTGCGGCATAATAACCGCTTATCTGAGTACCAATAGAATCAATTGTTGACGTAACTCCAATTGTTGTATTATTAGAGTCATGGTCAGAATCAAAATTTGAATAAAGTGAATGGTTGTGTGTTGTGTAAGCACTGTACTTAAATGAGTCACTACCAATTGATGGTGTAAACACATATGATTGATTGAATAATGTAACATTATTATTAACTAATGAATCATGTCTAAGAAGATTTAAATTTGGCGCTATTGGTATGTTTAACTTATAATCCGACTCAACAACCATAGAGCCATCAACAAGTCCAAATGGTTTTGAAATATCAATTTTTGTTTTTTGTCTTGTAGTATATGGGTCAACTCCCTTCATTAAGATTATCACCCCTAAGTTTTTATAATTTTCAATTAATTGTAGTGGTGTTTTTGTGTCATCACCACTTTTTGGGTTTTCATTATTTTCATCTTTAACTTTATCAAAATAAACAGTCATCTGACCATTAATAATTCTATTGTAAAAACTACTTTCATATAATGTTGTATCATGTGTTTTTGAATTAACAATATTTTGTATTGCACCTACTGTAGTTGCTGTAACCACTTGGTGATATTCAATATCAGATGGGAATGTGTAACTACCAATACCGTCATATAATGTTTGTTTAACGTTAAATTTCGGTGTTAAAACACCACTACCGTTTGGATTTGCATAGCTAATACTGATAGGTGTAGTAAGTCCCGATGGAATTGTTGTTCCTGTGACAGAATAATTATTTAACCCATTTTGAACTGTTGATACACTTAAAATATTCACATCATAAGTTTTTGCCAAACTAACAAAAGATATTAAACTTCCTGTTTGGAATGTTGTTAAAGCGTCTGAGTCTACCAAAAAGACCATTGGTTGGTCTTCATAAAACACAGCGTTTGTGAAAGAAGTTTTACCACCATTATCTATGTAGTTTGGATAAACTTTAATTCTATTAGAACCACCGCCAGGTAAAGTTGTAAAATAATGTCCCTTTGTATTGTATAGGTTAATCCTTTCAGGGATTGGTATATTATTTCTACTCCAATAAAATTCTTTAGCAGCATTACTATAAAATGGTGTACGAGCAAAGTTTTTAGTGTCTACAGTATCATTACCTGCAAATACTTCACCGTACCCACCATTTTTCTTAAGTGATACTATATCGTCACCATCAAATGATACATAAGCTCCGGGTAGATTTACATCAGCCATCGGGGATGAGTTGACATCACCATTACCTAAAGTATCCACCGCAAAGTTATTGTCTCCTGATGTTCCACAATCACATGTTGAACAATCGGGGTATGTAATCATAGGTAAATTAAAGGATGGAAATCTAAATTTTCTAATTTTATTAAACAGTATTGTTAGTGTTGCCGCGGCTGCAAACCAAGCAATTGATTTGGCAATAAATGGTAGGTAAAGTACTAACGCAGCTCCAAATGTTGTACCAGCCAAAACAGTAGTTCCAAGAGCAGCCGCAAATTCATTAACCCCGTTGACAATTGATAGAGTAATTAATCCAAGTAATATTACAGGTGCGAAGTTGTTCCATAAAAATTTAATAATATGATAGATTATTATTATTAACCCACCTATAATACCAAATATTTGGAATAAAATTGAAACTATGAAATATAGTAAATCAAAGTTTCTAACCCCGTCATTGATTGGAAACTTATTTACTTCTGAGTCACAACTTCTGTCTAATATTTCTTTAATAGATAGGAATCTACTTCTATTTGTTCCTTTCCTATACTCATCAATTAGTTGTGCGGTTGTATAAACTTTGTTATAATTAAATTCATAGAAAAAATCTTGACAACCAATGGCTTCGTTTTTATTAGGGTAATCATCCCAATCTAATGAAAAGGCGTATGACCTTTGAAATAGTGAAAATTTATAATCGTAACTATTAAAATTAATAGTTATTGTTTGTGGTGTTTCAATTACAACTCCGTTAACAACGGTTGTGGTTGTTTTTTTCTCAACTGTAATTTCTAATTTGTCTATTAAGTTTGGTAAATCAACCCATTTAGAATTATCGCTAACATTATTAATTTTATATGTTATACTTTTATATTCACCTAAAACTGAACTAATTAATAACGCTCTTCCACCTGAACCAAAATTAGATGAATCAAAAGTTTTTGTTTCAATTAATTTGGTGTTATCATTAAATATTGGTGAAAATGTTGTAGTTTCATTACTTTTAGTTGATGGGTCAACATTGCCATCCCAACCATATTCTCTAATATTTGGAACCAAAAAGTTTCCACGTAATAAACTACCTTTTGGATTGAATGCTGAAAGATTTAATAAGTTTGGACCAATAATACTACTTGATGTTTGTATTGCTCCAACTTCTTTTTCACCTTCATTTGTTTTAACTTTAAATCGGTACTTACCTTTTGTTGGAATCCCAACACTTGGAATATTTGAAAATATTAATTCACCAAATTCATTTGTTGTTACATAATCCAAGTTCATTGGTACATCAACAACAAAGGCACCATTTTCATCAATAACTTTACCACCTTGTTCTAATTGGTATTGTTCTAATATTGGGTCACCATTAAGATTGGTATTTATTGTTTGTCTTACGGCTAAAATTCTACCAGGTCCTGCAACCATACCACACAAGTCACCTTGTTCTGAACTTGGTTTACAATTGTTTTTCAACATGACACCATCGTTAGATGTCATGATTGAACCCATAAAAGTTGCCGTAGGCTCAATCGTGATATTTGAATCTCTTAAATCAAAATCAACTCTTGTAATTCCAACATCACAAACATCTCCTGTTCCCCAAAATGAAGAAACAGAAATACTTCTTCTTTGGTTAACAATCTGTGGTAATGATGATAAATCAACTGAACTTTTAAATTGGTTACCGTCAAACTGTTTTGGGTTACCAAGATTCATTCTAAGTAAATCTGTTGGTCTTAATGAGAAACAACCCATGTCAGATAAATCTAAATCCAACATTACTTGTTGATTTCCCAAAGGAACACCAACAATCATGTAGTCACCCGATTCATTTGTCTTTACTGTGTACTTGTAATATTTTTCATATATTTGTAATACTTCAGTTCTTGTTAAAACATCATCCCTTGTTGGAAAAGTACCTGTGGCTGCGTGTCCTTCATATGAAGGTGTATACGGAAGTAAGTTATATCTATAACCATCTTCATTTTTATCTGTAACATTCTTATAAGGATATAATGCTGATATTACAGGGTCATTTTGGTCAACAGCATCAATTGGTACAAACACAGATACTTTTGCATTTGGTACACCGTATCCACCGTTGGCAACAACACGACCAACGACAACACCGTAGTCAGAACAAAAACTTCTATACACATCAGATTGTGTAAGTTTCAAAGAAAGAATTTCCAAGAAATCAAAATCTTGGTCAACTTGTACTTTGATGGTTTTGTCAGATTGTGTACTATTTCCTACTGATGTTCGTATCCTATAAGTTTTAGGCATAATTGTTCTTTCTCATAAATAGTTAATCTCTTATTTTACAAAAATAGTTGAAGTAATTTCCTTGTGAAGGTTATTGTTTCACACGGACACCGATATCTGTATTGGAATATCTGATTTGATAAAATTCTGTTGGTTCTGCGTAGATAATATCGTCAATTAACTTAATTTGTTTTGTGGTTGAATCTTCGTATTTTTGTGCTGTTTGTGATGATGAGTACTTGCCACCCACTCTTCCAAACACCTTAACATCAGATATATTAACAACACCCTCAATATTTTGAACTATACTTTTAATTTCAGATATTAAAACATTTTGGCCAAATTCTCTTGCTTGTGGTATCATATAATCATTAACCTTTGTAATAACATCAGAAATGATTGAGTTTTGGTTTGTATTTTTTGCAATAGAAATATAAATTTCAAATGCTAAATCAATAACTTTACCAGTTGTAACACTAATATAGTCATTCATCATTCTGTATTTTGCTAAATAATTTGCAACATTATCTTTTAATACTGTTGGTACATTTTGTGTCATTTTACCATTAGTATCCTGTGTTAATAATACAACATTTATTTTGTTATTATTTTCTATAATACCTACTTTAGCTGGTATTCCGAATTGTCCTGGCATTTTTTGTATTAAAGAATAATAGTCACCAATTGTTACCGCTCTGTTTTGTGATGAAAAATTAAAAGTAACCAAATTTCTTACTTCTTCAACCGATGGTGGATTTGCTCCGCCAATAGCTGCAGTTACGTTGGTACATTGAATTGAGTTTCTAACAGCGTTTGCAATTTCAGCAGACGCTCCATTAACATCAAACAATACATTACCAACAGTATTGATAACATTGACACCAACATTACTTTCAAGTCCACCACCAACTCTATATTGAATAAATAAAGTGGTATTAGGTGTTGGGATATAACCCAAACTTAAATTATTTTGATAGTCATTAATTCTTAGTGGTACACCTGTTTGTGCAAAAGAAGCTAATTGGTCATCAGCGGATGTATTACCACCACCAAATGTTAACTTTAAAAAGTTTTCAGGTGTAAACTCAGTAATAAATTTATTGCTAGTTTTAAGATATTTTCCAACACTAATATTTGATTGGTCAGTTGTTTTTCCCGGTTCAGGAATAAAAACAGTGTCTTCGGCTAAAGCTTGAACTTCATACCATTTACCAACAGGACTTAAAAATTCTTGGTATGATGGAACGTTATTATAGGTTATACCGTCTTTTTGTATAATTGACAAAACGTTAACAACATTTCTTTCGGGCAAATACAAACTTAAAAATGGTGTTGCATCTGCCGGTGTAATAACTTTCTTGAATACTTTTGTAATACCATTAACCACTACTTCTCTTTTTACAATATTATAACTTTGGACGTTGTTTGACGCATCTAAAATTGGTATTACTTTTTGGTTTGCGATTCCTGATGAACTAAATGCAGAAGAGAAATTAATATCATTTGGATTTTCAAATGTTTGTCCCGCACCAACAAATTGTGAACCCGCTTTTAATACACCCATATATTCAGGGTTTGGTCTATCACCAAATACAGGTACATTAATACTAATGTCACAAACTGCTATTGATGGTCTATTACCAGGTATTTTTAAACCGTAAGTTCTTGCGATGTTGTAAATTGAACTTCTTTGTTTGGCAAATTCAAGAACCGTCTCTTGAATACTTCTGTCAATATGATAATGTAAGTTATCGGTTACGGCAGCGTTTAAATCCATCAATACTGAAAAAATTGATGCGTCATTAAAATTGTCAATTAATTCAGGATAATACTGTCTAGTATAATCAATAAGTTCTTGTCTTATAGCCGCAAAATCTCGGACGGTATAGGATATTCTTTTCTCAGCCATTTATGTTAAATATTTATAATTACAAAATCTTTTGTTTGAAATGCGTTATCGCTAATTGTATAATCAATTCTCATTTTAGCCGTGTACTCTGAAGTGTTTCTACCGGCAACTCTATAAACACCATTTCCTAAATTTTCTGTGTTTAAAGTACCAACTGACTCATACTCATTATATGGTAAAACAATAATATCATTAATAATTAAATTAGGAATATACTTACTAACATTATCTCTAATATCATCTTTAATTGATTCAAACGTAACACCATCTAATGGTTCAAAAATAAATTCATAAATTTTAGTACCAAAATCAGGTAAATAATATCTACTACCTTTTCGGGTTAAAATCAAATGAATTAAATTACTTCTTATTTCTTGGTCAGGATTTTGAGACAAAGAAAGGTAATCCCCCTTTAATGAATCATTAAAAGGAAAATTAATACCATAAGTTACACCATTAGCCATTGTCTATAAATATAGTTGTATTCCCTTTTTTGTGAGCAGGAAAAAAAGGACAATGTCTACAACCATTACCACAACAACTACCCCTCCTTAAATGAAACTCTTTTGTGAACACATAAATTCCATTTTCAATATAAAAATCAGAAGGGAGAAGTTTTTGACTTCCCCCTTCCAAATTATTAATAGTTTTATTTTGATTAAACAATTTCACACGCTCCCCCGCCGCAAGCGACAGAATCTGAAAGTGATGTATCATCTTGTAATTCAATAACTTTTGATAAGTCAATTGACTGTAATTTAGAAAATAATCTTTCGTATTCTTCTTTGGTACAATCCTCAAAAGGTGCTTGAATATAACTGCCTCCATTATAGGGCAATACCGATAATCCATTATAGAAATCTCTGTTATTCCACATCCATTCACCAGCCAATTCCCAATCTTCAGGTTTTAAACTGATTGTTGCGGATACGTTGTGACTGTTTGAACCAGTTCTGTGTCCAGGTTTAACCCACTCTTGTGTGATTTTCTTAACACGGTCCAACAATTGGAAAGGTGATTCTGTTCTTAAAATTGCTCCTTCGGGTGCTTTTTGTGGAACTGAAATAACTGCCGTGTCATGTGGACGGAAATATTCATCTTCAACCAACTCAGGGTGATTCATCGCCAAGTATTGGTAAATAGATTCGTTCTTACCTACACGAACTCTGCGAACATAATAGTCGTTGTGCCATGCGTGGATACCTGAAGATGTTCCCAATGTCAAAGATGTGGTTCCTGCTGGTTTTACAGTAGTTGTACGAGCTGATTTGTTGATACCAATCAAGTCAGCAACTCTTGCGTTTTCTTCTTTAACAAGTTTAGCCGCTTCTTTCATGTTATAACCCAATACAACACCTGAACCGATACCTGTCATTGATACTCCAATCAACGCATCTTTTTCAGTTGTACGTTTCCACACATCTCTCAAGTAATGGAAGTCGGTATAACCAGCTTGAAGTGTTCCGATGAAAGTTGCTGCTTTAACACGGTTGTTCAAATCTTCTTGTGATTCAATGTCAGAAACATTTACCTCACATAAGTTACAGAATTGGTTTGGTCTCAATGCGATTTCACAACATGGATTAGTTCCCCAATCTTTATCATTTGTAAAATAGATACCAGGTTCACCAGCTCCTGATGCTTCAACACGTTTCCACAAATCTAAGAAAAATTCTTTTGTAATTTTGTGTCTAACCAAAGCCGCTGAATTGTTAGCTCTTCCTCTTTGTGGGTTTGTTTCCCACCATGTGCCTGACTTACAAGAAATCATCTCTTGGTCATCAGCGCTGAATAAAGAAATCAAAGCCGCTCTACGAATACCACCAGCAAGAACTGCGTCTGCAATGTGACATACCATATCGTGAACTTCAATTGATGATAATTTTTGACCATCTTCTTTTGCGTCCAACATACCTTTTAATTTGTGAATACAATCTTTCAAAGGTTGTGGTCCAGGTGCTTTACCACCTGATGTTACAAGTTGGGCACCTTTTGGTCTAATATCTGAAAAATCAAATTCAGGTGTTGACAAATTTTCACCAAAGTAAGATTTCATTAGTACTTTGATTGCGTCAGCCCAACCTTCAATTGAATCTCCAACTAAGAATCTTCTTGTTCTATTTGTGTTAGGTTTTCTAATTTCAGGTAGTTTTTCTACGTGATGTTTTTGAACTGAATATCCAACACCTGTTCCACCTAACAATAAGAACATACTTTCAGCAAATGCGTCTAAGTGGTCAATCGGTAAATAAGCACAGTTGTAAATTCTGTTTGGTGAAATTTCAATTGGTTTACCACCAAACTGCATTGAGCGCATTGATGGTAAAACTTTTTTATCATAAACATACTTGTACACATCTACTATTTCACCAGCTAATAGTGGGTATTTTTTGATGTGCATGTTCATGTTTCTTGTTACTAACTCTTCCCACGTTTCTCTCCTGTTTACATCAGGTAAGAATTTAGCGTATTTCATATACACCGTGAGGTCTGACAATATCTTTTGTGATGCGTCCATTTTTTATTTTTCTCCTTTAAATTTTTAATTAATTTGTTGTTGTTGTTTTCTTTTTGTCAATAGTTCGTTAACTCTGTTTCTGTTTCGTTCTTCTTTTTGTTCTTCAAGACCCAAGAAAGTTACTGAACTTTCTGTATCAATTTCCATGAGTTCGTTGTCAAATTTACAATTTTCAAACACAATACCATCTCGTCCAATTCTTGATTTGGTAATAGCTATTGTTGCGAGTTTCATTTCTTTTTGTTGTAAACTCTTTGCAACTGTTATGATAACGTGTCCTACTTGTGCCTTTTTAATTGACCCTCCCATTTGGTCAGTAGTAACAACATCTGATGATATTGAACTTCTATTTCCTTGAGTCGCAGTCCATCCTGCTACGTCCAATTCGTGACACATTGCTTCAAATCCTCTCATCACGGAACCTTCACTTTTCCATTCATCCCCTAAGTTTTTGTCAGGAACAACACAATCAATATAATCTAAACTAATCATATCAATTTTTGTTCCTTCGGCAATCATCTTTCTAATTTGATTTTTGATTTGACTCATTGTTAAGGTGTCAGAGGCATATTTCTTTAAAATCAACCTGTTCGTTGTATTTTCTTTAATATCTCTAACTTTTTCCATAACAACATCTTTTTGGAATGAAAGTTCATCAGGGGCGATTCCTGTCCAAAGTGTGAAGTGTTTTCTTTGGATAATTTTTGGGTTGTCTTCAAAGAATATTTGAAGAACGTTGTAACCTAAATTAAATGCGTGGTTACAAATTTTTGTTAGTACTGTTGTTTTACCAACACCTGTAGGTGCTAAGATTACTCCCAATTCTCCTTTTGCCAATCCACCTTTCAACAAATTGTCAATACCGATAATTCCCATTGGGATTGGGTGTCTATAATCTTCATCTAACACTTGGTCCAAATTTGTGAATACATCGTGTTCTGCTTCGTCAATTTCACCAACCTGAAGAGCTTTATTAACCATCTCTTCTAATTGGTCATAACTTTCAAAGTCACCTTTGTCAATAATCTTTTGAGCTTTGGTCATTACTTTTTGAAGTTCTTGTTGTTTACAGAACTTAAGTGCCTTTTCAATTACGAATTGGTGACCCTCAAAACTTACATCACGAATTTGGGTTAATGTGTCAAGAACGATTTTTCTTGCACTTTCAGAACTAATCTCAGAACGAGTCAATTGGTCTAAAGTTTCAAAAGTAGGAACACTTTCATACTTAACATAATACTCCTTAATCATTTGGGTAATGATTTTAAAGTATTGGTTATCAAAGTATTTTGAATCCAAAACATCAACAATCGCACGTGCGAATTCTTTGTTTAGAATAAGTTGATTGATTAGTTGAATTTGAAATGTGTTTCCTAAATATCCAAAATTTTTCTCGCTTGACATAACTGTTTTTACTTTGACGTGTTTTGATAAATACTATCAAGCAAGTTGATAATTCATATATGTTGTAGAAAAGTTTTCACCTGAAAAAATGTCAGTCAACGACTTCAAAATATTTTTTATCTCTGGTCGTATGTCTACGGTGTATCTAGCCTTTGGTGGGTATACCTTGGCGTCAAAACCCCTATGACAAATTGTCTGTTCCCCCATCTTAATGTATAGGTAAAACCATTCAGGTCCATCAGTTTTTGACGTATTCATGACTGAAGAGTCATTCATAATCAACTCTGCGTTTTCTGCCATGTAGTCCAAACTTTTGTCTTTCAAATATCTTTCCATGTAGTCGGCAATGTTCTTCATGTAATCATGAAGTTCTAAACTGTGTTTTGCAGTCTCATTGTAACCCTTAACATTGAAAAACCTTTGAACGACGATGTTGTCGTTGAGTTTAATTAAAAACTCCATTTTCGTTAAATCTTGTGTTTCTTTCATAATTAATTGTTGTTGTTGTATCGTTTTTTTTCTTTTCTTGTTAGTTTCATAATTGGTTGAAGGAATTCTACCCACGCATCGTCTTGTTTTGGTAGGTACTTAAAGAATCCATCTTCAATCATCATTTTCATCAGATTCTTATATCCCCTACCGTCAGGGTCCATATCTTCTGAATAATAAAGTTCTACTTCTTTTTTTGCTTCTTCGGTCATTAAAGGATTTGACAAACTAACGATTTTTTCACGAATATCGTAGTATTCCTTTCCGTAGGTACCTGACTTGGTGGTACCTGATAATAAATTCTTAAGTGGCTTGATTGTGTCATCTATATCTAAAATTTCTTGTGCTCTTGTACAAATATAGTCAACATTTAGTTCTCTTTCAATAACCTCAGGAAAATATTTAACTAACTTCTTTTCACCGAAGCTATAAATTCCTTCAATGTTGTCTGACTTGTCGCCCAATAAAATTTTAACTAATTTCACATTTGATATAGGTACTTCAATTGTACCTAATTTAATCTTGTGTTTGTCTGTAACCCATTGTTTTACTATGGGTGAGTAGATGTGTACTTTTGGTGTGATAAGTTGTGTAAGGTCCTTATCAGAAGAAAGGATTGTTATTTTCTCATCTTGACTTATTTGTGTGTAATAAGCAATTAAGTCATCGCACTCGTGGTCGTCAATACCAATTTGTCTAATGAACATTTCTTCAAGATATTGTTTCAATCTTTCTTTTTGTCCATAATAAGATTCTTTCTTTTCTTCGTTCATTGTTAAACGACGGTTTTCTTTATATTCAGAAAACAGTAATTTTCTTTGGGACGAGTTATTATTCCCGTCCCAAAAAACTATTACCTTGTCGTAGTTGTATTCCGATAGGAATCTACGAAGAACATTAACAAAGTGGAAAATACCCCCAATATGTTTTCCTTCGTGGTAGAAATCTCTAACCCCGTGAAATCCAATTTTGAATAAGTTATCTCCGTCAACTATTAAAGTTTTAACCACTTGTTTATTGTTTAGTCAATTTCCTTTTCTTCTTTCAATTCAAAGTCCAATGATGTTACACCAAGAATATCTTTCCAATAGTCAGCATATTCTTTTTTGTAATTCTCAATAGACACCTTCTCTTCTGCAGCTTCTTTACCTGCCAAGAATCCATGTGGGGTTACAATGATTTTTCCATCCTCATATCCCAAACCGTTGATGTGGTTTTTCATTACGGACACTTTTGTTCTGATTGCAAACTTAACACTTCTTTTGTCTTTTGTTGCAGTAATCTTGTTTGTTCCAGCACCTTTTTGATTACCGAATAAGAATACCAAAGATGAGTTCAACCAAATAGCTTCACCACCTTTTGCTTTAATCTTTGGTTGACCAAATGGATTGTCAGGTAATTCAACCCAAGGCTGATTAACAATAACCAACGTGTTTTCGTATTTTGAATCAGATTTACGTGAACCTGAAATACGTTGGTTAATACCCATACCAATCTTATCGGCAAGTACAGATGCGTTGTGTTGTTTACCACCTTTACCATCAAAAGTCATTTTACAAGGAACTGAACCAACAGAGTCCCACAAGAATAACAAACTATAATCTAATTCACCTTTTTCTTGTGCATCTAACAAACTATTAATGTAGTCAGTAATTTGTTCAATGTAGTTAAAGTTATTATTGAAGATGTAAAATCCATCCCAATCCGATTCACCAGTTTCTTCGTCAATAACTTCCCCACATTCAAAACCCATAATCTTCGCGTGTTCAAAAGACCATTTCTGTTCTGTAATAATGAATACAGGTAGAATACCTTTCTTTTGTGCATCAACAGCGGCTTTAACCAAAGCGGTTGTTTTTCCTGTGTCTGAGTGACCCAAGAACATATTTAAGTGTCCAATTGCAGGACCTGGTAGTCCAACCGCATCTAAGAAATCAGAACCTAAGTCAAAAAATCTTTGCGGTTTGTACTTAGCTGAAGTAGAGAATTTTTTCTTTACTGAGCTGAAATCATTTTTTTTAATAGCCATATATGATATAAATTAATCATGTGCGGTACCGTACATGATACCGCACATGATGTGTTTTAGTTTATTAGAATGGTAATTCCTCGTCAGGTGACATACCTGCTTGTGGGTCCACAGGTGTTCCACCGAATACTTCAGTAGCGTCATCACCGTAAACATATTTTTTAGATTCTGAATCCCAACGTGGAACTTCTCCACGAGCAATTGCTTCCAAGTATTCAACAGGCTTCTTAGAGTAAACGTCAGC